CATTATAAATATCAATGCTAGCGATTTGCGTACCGTTTGCTAACTGAAAATCAAGTTGCCCACCTTCTATTGAATCGTTTTGTCTTGCTAAACAAAATTCATGTACATACCCGTTAGATAGCTGCAAGAAACTAGAAGCATGAAGATTATCTAATGTATCTGCATTACCGCCATTGGCAGGTAAGGAAGTAGGAATTACTATACCGTCAAGTCTTGTCTTATCAGCAGAACTCATAAGGCCGTTAGCTGTTTGTGTTGCGTTAGAATAGGTTGTATCTTGTGTTACTATGTCAAAAGTAGTTCCATCTTTCTTTGTTACTGTTACAGTTGTTCCTTTAACAGTAAGTTTTGTTACATAATCTTCAAGTTTAATATTTCCGTTGGCGTCTATTGTTTGACCATTTACAGAGTAAGTTCTATCCACTACCCATGCAAGAGTACTGTCAACAGTTATGTAGCGATAAAGTTTTTTCTGATCGGTACGATAACAAGTCATGCCTTCTACTAGGTTTTCTGTTGGGAAAGCTGTACCAGAGAAGTCAGAAGCAACTGTTTTTATATTATTATTAATTACTTCTCTACTGTCTTTTACCTCATCAGTACCGAGAATATCTATATATTTTTGCATTTTTTCACCTCTAATATCCTTTGCTTACCCACGCTATAGTACCTGTAACACGCGTATAACTAGAGTTATAAAGTGATACAGTGAAGTATCTTCCGCTATCGTCTAGGCCGTCTGTGGCCTCAATAACTGGGATAATAACGCCAGTACTTTGAGAACCACCTTTTATGGTTACGTTTACTTCCGGAGCATTGTAATAATGCTTGTTGTAGTAAACCTTAGTAGTCTGTGTTGTATCTGTTATCGTTACAATGCCTCTATCGTCTGTATCGTCAATATCAACATGGTGTTCAACACCGTAAAGTACTGGAGCCGCGTTGGTCTCATTAGAACTAACCAATATTCTTACAAGGGCCTTTTGATACTCATATTCACCTACATTAAAATCTGCAAAGGAGCCATATCCAGAAGCTTTATTAGCCGCCTGAATAAACTGTTCTAGTGTCATTTCCTCTGCGTCTACCTCAATGTTTGATAAAATGGCGTTGCTAGCTCTAATGAAACGATCCAGCACAGCAATAGTTTCTTGTTTGTTTAGGTATGCTCTCTTTTTGGGTAAGTCTAAGAAGTTAATAGTTTCTTCAAGAACGCGCTTAAAGCTAATACTTCTATTAAAAAAATCACTAAAAAGAACGCTCTCGCTTAGATTCAGGTTTAATGTTTTCGTTAGCCTGTCATCCAAAGCAAAGCGTTCTGTTTTATTTATGTCTATTTCTTTGAAGCTTCCTTCTTCTAAGGCCAGCTCTTCAAATAACACACGATAAAATACTACTTGTTTCAATACTGTGTCCAAGAGTGAAACAATTTCTTTTTTGTTTATATAAATTGTTTTACTTACTTTGTCCACGGTTCTTATTTGCTCTGCATACTTTTTAGTTATTCCCTTTGAATTAATCTCTTTAAAGGAAATACTTTCGGAAACATTTAGGATAAAATTCATTACATCCCAGTAGACTTCCGCAACATTAATAGCTTCTTTTTTTAGAATACTAATGTCCTTATTATCAGTTTCCGCTATGCTTAGGAGCTCATTAAAATTGAGCAATGGTAGTTTTTGTACTACTTCCGATACTGAAATCTCTTCCGTACCTTCCATGACATAGGTCAAATAGCCAAAGTCAGCAAAGCTTTTTCCAGCTTCTGTACTGTCCCATGTGAAATTACAGTCATTCCATTTAAGATATGTAACAGATTCAATTCTTGTAGTAGCACCCATAGCTCATACTTCCTTTAAGATAATGTGAATTGGAAAGTAGTTGTAATAATATCGTCAGCGCCTTTGTTCATAACTGCAAACGTAAGGCGATCTAAGAAAATGCCATCTGAACTGGCATTACAAATACCAGCTTCTGTGATAGCTCCTGTAGCTTCTCCAGCTTGAAACGTAGTAGATAAGGTAAATACTTTGGTTCCTGCGGTATGAGCATAGGTAGCCGGCTTTCTAGCAAGCTCTGTTACAAGGGCTGTTTGTGCTGCGTCAACAGCAGTTGTTCCTGTACCAAGTGCTGTATATCCCATTACGCTAGGTCTGTTTGTTGTTGCACACAAAGCATTTGCAATAAAATCAAAGCCAACATTTAGAATTAGGTTGTCTTTGCGTCTTGTTTCTACGTCTCCATTAGGAGAAATCTTAGTCATTGTCATAGAACCTTTAATTTTAAAGCTTTCTATTTTCATGTTTGCACCTCTATATCAAAATTTTAGGATAGCAATAAATTTTCCCCAGTATTCCACAAGGAGAAGCTTCTATTGTTCCGCTATCCGTAGAATTGAAGCCTAAATCTTTAATAAAAAAAGAGCGCTTACTGGCGCCTTGTGAAATACCTAGCATGATCCAGTCTCGCTCTTGCATTACTGTTTTTAATTTTATTTCTTTATTGTCTGAAGCTTTTAAATAGAAAGAACTATCGTAACTTGAATAGCCTATTTCATATAGTCCTGTACCGTTTGCATTAGCTATGGTCATTAGAACAGTGTCCGGAAGATCACTTTCTTTTTTTAACCAGAATACTATATGAAAGTTGCTTGTTCCTTCTACATCATAAGCTAATCTAGTGGTATCTTTTATTTTAAGTCCGTTCGCCCATCTTCCGGAAGCATAGGTATCTGTACCTATATTTTCAAACGGAACTTGCCCTGTTTCAGCAGTTACAGTATTTTCTAGTGTCATTAATGCTAGACTGCTAGCCTCTACTGCACTTATAGCTATTTGCTTTTGGACTACAACTCCGGTTAAGTCTGATATTTTACCGGACCATGACAAGGTATTAGCTTCCTTTGAATCCCAGGTAAAATTACAGTCATCCCAAGTAGAACTATTATTACTTACTCCTTGCACGTCCATGTTAAGCCAATTTCTAGCTTTATATTTCTGTGGAAGATTAACCGCTATCAGATATTCAGCAGTCAAAGCTGACTTTTCTAAGCGTAACCCCTGAGAAACAGCGTCATAATAGCAGTTAATTTTGTTGCCATTATAAGCCACATCCAGTTGTTTAAAGTTAAGAATAATGTTCTTGTTTATCTCTATATCATGGTCTGCGTAGAAATATACAGCGTTTTCTGACGTGTTGTTATGCTCGTCTACGGCTTTAATTAAGAAATAATGTCCACCAGTATTAGGGTAAATGTAGCTTTTCTTATTCAGTTTAGTTCTGAATATTTCCATGCCGCTTTCCCATTCGGGTGTTTGGTTTACTCTAACAGAGTATTGGACGTTATAAATGTTTAAAACGTCCCAGTAAAAGTCTAGTATAGAACCATTACGTTCAACCAAAAAGCCTGTTATATCTGGTAATACGCAGTACAGAATACCTCTTTCGCCTTCACCGAAGCTATCATAATAGGCTACTTCCACTACCTTTATTCTGTAAGTTGGCTCATGTTTAAACAGATAAATGTTGTCTGTTGTGGAATATTTCACCCCATTAATGTAGATATTGGCACCAATACAGTTGCTAGGAATATCTAAAAAGGTAATCAATGTACCTTCGTTATTCTTAGTCAAGGCAATATCTGTGGGAGTATCCGGTCTCGGTTTTGTATATGTTAGTGTAGCCGGGGTTCCGTATGTAGCGTTCTTATAAATCGCATACAAATAAACGGTATCAACGTAGCTTACCAGAGCATTAGTGCTCTGATTATCATAGGTTCTATCTAATAAACCTACTGTACTTCCTACATTTGTATTTGTTCGTAGCTCATAATAGGCAAGACTTGTTATGTCTGCTAGGTGCTTCCATGTAAACAATACGCCATTACGGTTAAAGTCTACTATGAAATCTTGTGGAGTTCCGCTGTCGCCGTTATTCTTTAAATCGCTTGCGGAGTAACCATTTGCAAGGTTGATTTGTGTACTGCTTTCCTCCAGGTACTTTTTAAGGATAGACATTAGATAACGTCCATCACCTTGTACCGTAGTAGGTAAACTAGGAGCTTCCACTATTTTCTTTTCTATTGTATCTGCCATAACATATCACCTACTTGGCGGCGTTTTGTCCCGTCATTCCTGCTGCAATAGCACTTTGTAGTTGCTGATACATGGTAATATCAGACGTAATATCGTACTCGTTTTCGTTCTTGGCCAATAATACAGCCACCATAACCACCGCTTCATCTAGTGCATTATGATCAAACGGAAGCTTTTCTCCGGTTACGCCGGTTAAATTAGCAGGTGTAGAAAAGTATCTGAACCTAATTGAAGTATATCCATCCAGAAGTTTTACCTTCCCTGCTGTAATTCTGATAGGATAACTACCGACACAATTCATATAATTGTCCGGTAAGTCTTGCCCATCTATAAGTGTTACCTCTTTAAGCAACCCAGGATATTTAGCAGAAATAAGCAAAGAAGCTATTTGTTGAATAGCATTATTTAGGAAATCTATACATCTGTCTGTTGAATATTCGTCAGAAATATCGTGTGTTGCACTTTTAATTTTCTCTATTGCTGTTGTTACTAGCATGATCCACCTCTATACTGTCCACGGCATACGAATACGAGCGTTTGAGTATCTTCTGCGAGGAACAATCTGATTTACTGTTTCTGTAACTGTTTGGAGCAAAACATCACTGTTCGGGTCCTGTACTAAAATCATTGCTGCTATTTTAACTAGCAAGTCAAAGAACGTGTACGGTAAGTCTATGCTTTCTGTTTCCAAGTTCTTAACTTCTGTTAGCTGCTTTTTATAAAGCATTGTACAGTCAGAACCAGCAAATAATTTGTTGCCAATTATCTTATAATCGGTCTCTTGCAGGATAGGTTCTACGGCTGGAATAGGGTGCATGTGATAATTTTCTCTAGTCATTACAATAGAAATCATGCTTACAAAGTCCTCTGGTAAGTCAATTCCTTCTTCTGCAAGGTCTATATATTCCTTTTTTGTCTGTCCCTCGGTAAGTCCAGCGTTATAAACATCTATTTCCGCGTTCATTTCGTCTTGGTTATAAGTAATGCTCTTCTCCAAAAAGTCGCTGTTACGGAGAGCAAGAACGTTATTTGTGTATCTAATGGCCTCATTAATAGCGTCCAAGGTTTCATATTCATTGTGAAAACTCTCGTTGTTATCCTTGAACTTCTTTTGAATTGCCCTATAAACAGATTGTGCTGCTATTGTCATTTTCCTACCTACTTCCTACCAGTACTTCTTTCTAGCGATAGTCTTAAAACACTTGTGAACCTCAAAAAACTTTTGCATAAGTCTGTTGTATTCTCCCATGTCTCCGGCAGAAGAAGCCTTTCTAGCTTCGATAAGCCAGGGATCATAAGCCCACATTTCCTGTGGAAAACTGCCAAGGTCTATCCATTCAACATTGCCAGTCTTAATACGTCCACCATTTTCTGTTGCGGCCTTAGCTTCTTCTATGGCAGCAGTCGGGTCAACCTGAGTTATAAGTCTTACAGTGCCTTTGCCATCGTTTTCTTCTATAAACTCTTGGTTTTTTATCATTTGAACTCTCCATATCTAAAAGAAAAAGGCACTCCTACTTTTACATAGAAGTGCCTTTTGTTTAAAACTAGCGTGCAATATCAACTAAAGAACCGCTTGCTTTAGGTTGTGTAGCTTGCAAACCAAGGGTAGATGTGATAACAAATTCCTCATAAGAACCCTTCTTAGCTAAGCCTTTTACTTGGTGCGGTCTTTCCAAGTACTTAATTCCCCAATAGTTCATGTCCAGAATATCAATTCTGTCATCACCATAAAGAGGATGAGACTCAGCAGTAATAATACCAAAGTCAGTTTGGAACACGTTTGCGGTAATATCCATGTCGTGATCGCCGCTCTTGCGGTTTGTTGTTGCTAAGCCACGGATAATATCGGAGAAACGACGTTTCTTTCTATGACTCATAAATGCGCGGGTAGGATTACCACCACGAATAGAGCACATTTGCATTACGTCGTTGATGTCGTCAACGGTGTAATCTGCTGCGCCATGAAGAGAAATAACGTTATTCTTTACTACCTTTAACGCTGTTCCGGCAGTAGTAGGAGTAACTTGTTTAGCAGTTGTATTCATTACTGCGTCCTCAATGGTGTTGAAAATTGTGAAGGCAGTAGTGGGATTTGTTGTGTCCCTATGAATATAGTAAACAAGCTTTTCTTGCAAGCCAGTAGGCATTGTATCAGCGGTAAAGTATACGAAGTCGCCGTCTTTAAGGTTGTGTTCAACGCCGCCATCCATTGTAACGATACCTTTTGCAATATCCAAGGTAGCAGGATAGCTTTCTACCTTCATAAAGTACTTAACACCACCGCTATGAGCTGCAACAGCGTCTGTACCAGAGTTGCATTTGTTAGATGTTGCTAACATAAATTCGGTATCTTTAGCATGTTCAATCATAGCGTTTTTACGTGCACGGTTCATAGGTGTGCCTTGGTAAACCTTAGCAACCTTCTCTTGCAAGTCGGATACCTTACCAGTGCTTTCAAGAATTTGTGTATAATTCTTGAGTGTCTCCAAAGAGCCAACCTTTTGAGTAGAATAATCTCTCATTTCCAGTTGAGCATTTTCTTTAGGAGGATTCAAAGTTTCTGTCAGCCAGTTGAACTCGGTTTGTTTTGCGTCGGGAAGTTCGTCAAAGGTAGACAGAAAAGGAGTCTTTGTAGGGTCAATGTTATTGATAATAGGAGAAAAGTCCTCTGCATTGCCCAGTGCTTCATAAGTCAAAGATTGAGACTTAGAAGGACTAACTGTTCTGTTTAATGCCATAAATAATCACCTCATAAGTTATTTTTGTATATAAAAAAAGAGCAGTCTGCTGGTAACTGCTCTTCTTTTAACCTATTTACTGTCCATTGTTGCGAACAGTTTATTGAAAAATGCGTCCTTTTCCTTGGTTGTTGCATGTCTGAAAGCACGAACATTAAAGGTTTCCCTTGTCTTAGGTGCTTTTGTTCCAGGTGTTTCTACAACCGGAGGCTTAGAACGTACCGGAGTATTCAATTTAACTCCGTTTTTGCTAGCATAATATTCTTTTCTAGTATCTTCATAATACTTTTTAGCTAGCTCTACATCGCTTGCCGTGAGTGAATTTTGAGCCCAATGTTGATATAAAACCTTAATGGGTTCCCCTTCTTCTAGCGGCATACGTCTGTATCTTTCGTTCATCAATGCGTCTATTTCTTGCCAGTTAGGTTCCTTTTCAACAGCAGTCTTGAAATAAGCCTTGGCATTATTCATTATTTCAGCTTGCCTATTGGCTTGATCCTGTTGAGCTGTCATAGTTGCCGTAAGTTCGTTAATCATTCTAGCTCTATTAACTTCTTTGGCGGCATTATAGGCATTGATTTTCTGGTGCAGAGCTTCATCATCGCTATACTCTGCTGCTTCAATATCGTCTTTTGTTAGCCCAATATCCTTTAATGCTTGCTCGGAAGCCTCTGCTTCTATTTTAGAATAAAACTTAACGCGAGCTTCTTGGATTTGGGCCTGCTGTTCAGGCGTAACAGTTGTAGCTTCCTTAACCGGAGTAGTAGCTTTTTGTATTGCAGACTGATATTGAGAAGCTTTCCATTGCTCCCTAACACTCGGAGGCATTCTGTTTTCGTCCAAAGTGTTGGTTCTAATGGCTTGTTCTAGCTCTGCTGGAGTATATTCAGTAACCTTGGCAGCCTTATTAATATCAGTAGTTGCCTTTTTAGCAGCCGCTTCTTTATCTTCTGTCGTAGGTTCTTTACTCTCTGTAGATTCCTTTGCCTGTTCCTCTTCTTTCTCCGGAACGTCGTCTACAATATCAATTTTGCCAGTGTCAGGGTCCTTAATCATTTTAAGTCCGCCGGCCCTAATTACTCCTTCTTCCGGTTCAGTAGTGCCGTCTTTAGACTGATCTTCTAAAGAGGTTTTGTCTGCTTCTGGTGAGCTCTTTTCGCCCGTTTCAACGACACCGCTCGTACCGGTAGTGGCTTCTGCATTGTCCTCAGTCCCCTGGTTATCAACTACATTAGCCGCTGTACTTTCCTGTACATCTACTTCATTATCAACATTTTCATTGTCCATTTAAGACTCCTCCTTGGGTTTTTCCTCGCTAAAGTTTCTATCGTATGCTTCAGACTTTTGGATTTTAAGTACTATTTCATGCTCTATGCTTTTTCTTATGTCCAGCCCAGTACGATAGATAGTAGATAATTCCTCTACACTTATTTGCCTGTTTCTTTCAGGTATTGCTAGAGATTTCAATATTCTTGTCTCTAAATCGTCAAGCCAACGATCAATTACCGGAGCCACAGCCTCGGCTTGTGTACCTTCCCTGATGTAAGCTTTCAATGATTCAGCTCTGGAGACGTCATTGTTTGGGTCAACAACCTTGTCTCTAGCTCTATTTAAGAACCTAATAAACCTATTGCTTTCACGCATGGTCTATAACCTCCTTGGCTTGTACTGCCTGTGGCGTAGTATCTACACCATAAGAACGTAATATTCCAACCTTGGCGTCGCCGGGAAGGTCTTTATAGCTTACGCTGGTATGAGGAACCTTTGCTTTCTCAATATCAGCCTGGGATTTAATCTTCTGTAATTGCATTTGAGCCTGTATGATTTGCTGTGTTTGAGCTTGTTGTATCTGCATTTGTTGCTGTGCTTTCTGCTGCAACATCTGCGCAACCTGCGGATCGTTCGGGTCTAAGACGTTGTTTCCAACGGTTCTAATGCCCATATTTTCAAACAACTGTTTACTGATAGCGAACCAAGTCTTTTCATTTACTAAGCCTTGTTGCTGTAATAAAGGAAGAATTGAGTTCATAGCTACCATTAAGTAGTTGATTTTTGCTTCTTTTGTTCCCGCTCCAGCTCCAACATTGACAATAAAGTCAAAGTCAACGTCCAGGTCCTCTTTCTTTATGGAGACGTTTTCGTTAGTTAAACGGAACATTGTCTCGTCGTCCAAGTACTTTTGATTAAGCAGAATAATATATTTGAACATAGGAACAAGGAAGTTTTGAGCCATTAATCTAGCAATATAAATAGACCGCTTCTCGGCAGCACCCATAATAGCGGTAATGCCAGTTGCGGTCTTATTTAATGAATTGCTATCCATGCCTTGATTATATTTTGTGCTTCCACTCTGACTTTCTACCTCGTTCTGACAGTAGTTAATCAGTTCCATTGTAGTAGGCGATAAGTTAAGCTGCGGTACTTGCATTACGCTATCCTGCGGCCTTCCTTTAGTTGGAATAAGCTCTTGATTATCAATTAGAGCGTCCATGTCCACTTTTTCGTCGTCTACAAACGTTTGTGGAGAGTTATTTTTAGATATGATGGTAATAACCTGCCTGATAAGAGCAGTCTTAACATCCTGTAATTGTTCCAAAACATCAGTGAAACATCTGTCCTCTGGGAAGATTGTCTCCGCGTCCGGAACAGCTTCATTGATAAAAAACGGCTTAATTTTAAGCTCGTTCTCTGCAATTCTAATAGGAGTATCGCCTATTGCATGGACTATAAGGTGCTCATAAACACCATCGTTATTATAATCAACTGCAATATATCCTTCTATTAGTTCATACATGGTGGAGGCAGTATCGTTATCTTCCAGGCGATCATGTATAGTGGAAGTCTCAATATTCTTCTCGTCCTCCCAGCTAGTAGTTGTTGTATCACCTTTAGAAGATTCTGCCATAGCCTTATCAACGTCTTTATACAGTCCTTCTTGCTCTCTTCTCTTGAGGTAGTCGCCGGAAACAAGCTTTCTGTGTCCGGCAAACTTGGCCTCTTGAATGTTAGCAGCGTCCGGTGTAAAGATAAATTCGTTAGGCGGCAGGTAAGCTATTACCGGATGATTAGCCGTTGTGCTTATCTTGTCAAAGTAAACCATACGCAAATTAGGAGCCTCTTTAATCGCTTCAACCTTGGTTATTTCGGCTTCACCCTTTGCTACAGCGTCCTCTAACGCAAGAATAATGTCCATTTGGTCATCAGAAATCATTATCTTGTAGGCTTTTCTATCCTCTTCACGCTTCCAGTACACCTTGGCCACACCCATATTAACGGCAAGTCCCATCATCTGAATTGTGTCCATAAACTGTGTATAATTGTTCTTTCTGGTAAGCTGATAGCTTAAAAGCTCCTGCGTTTTCTTAGCTCTAGAGTCATCTTCAACGTTTACGCCCTTGATTTCAACAGGATCATCTGTACCTGTAAATGCGTCCATGAATCCAGGCATTAGCCAATTAATAGCAGTCTGAATATCCTTAGAAACAAAGTTACTGGTCTCTGACAGCCTTGGGAATTTCTTCTTATACAATGCTGTTGTACCAATAAATAAGTCCCAACGTTTTTGTATTTTGCTCTCAACCGTATCACTATAATAGTTCTTGGCAACGTCCCTCGCCTGAATATACGCGTCCATTATCTTCTTTTTCTCGGACTCTTTCAGCGTACTCAAACTAACTTCCTTGCCTTTTGCCTCTTCCTCGGCTAAGTTGACTATAACGTCTATAGGCTTTTGCTCACTATTCTCTTGTTCTTGTGCTGAATTTATCAGCGCATTTAGGTCTTGTCCTTGTTGAAGTTCCATTTTTTCACCTTGTTATGAATACTTTTAATACCTTTTAACTAAAAATAGCGTTGTTTTGCATTAGCAACCCTTACCGCCTTTGCCTTTCTTTCCACCCTTGCCTTTTCCACACTTCATGTTCATAATTGTTCCACCTCCTTTCAACTATCTGTATAAAGCAGCGGCTATTGTTTCTTGTTAGCCACTAGATAGATAATGCCCGGATCACCTCCACCACTAAAGAAAAAGTGGCAATTTGTTGTCTTTTGCATAGTTAGCGCCTCCGGTAATATTTATTTGTTGCTATGGAGCTGGCAGAAAGATTTGAACTTTCAACCTACTGATTACAAATCAGTTGCTCTTCCGTTGAGCTATGTCAGCATAATTGGAGCGGTAAGCGGGAGTCGGACCCGCGCAGCTTGCTTGGAAGGCAAGAACTCTACCACTGAGTTACTACCGCTTATAATATATGTACGTATGCCCCATGCCTAAGCCCTGCTACGTACCGCAGCTGCCTATCTTGCATTCAGCAACTGTAGCTTCCGCTGTAGAATAGAAGTGGTTGCACTCGTTATGGGGTCAACCCGTTCTTTCACTTAACGTACCGCAACTAGAGTGCAATCCCTAGTGCGCTTCCTATATACGCCAGCATACCAGTTTGTTTAATATTTAATGGAGCAACCAGGATAAAGGAAACATACGCTATTTCACTAAACCTGGGGTCAGGGGGTGGGCTTATTCAGTTGGGCCTCTCCAGATCAATTACGCTCCTTATTGGCGGATAGAGTAGGATTTGAACCTACGGTGCTATTGAATAGCACGGAAGTTTAGCGAACTTCTGACTTAAACCACTCGCCCATCTATCCATAAATAAAGCTAATTTTGCCTTCGCAGACTTTCACCTAGTACCATTTATTCTTACCTACTAGGTAGCTATGGTAGCTAACCATTATGTGCAGGTTTTTATTATCGCTGTATCACTGATAACAAGTTCGGCCTTCTTGTATGCTCTCCAGGATCATTAATCCCGGTTCAGTTTGGCAAATATTAGCTATAATTGAGTAGAAATAGTATGCGTAGTAATCACATCCGCGGTTCTAGCAACCACTTCACACGGTCCTGTTACTTTTTCATAATAATGTAAATCAATTTTTTCAATTTCAGCTCTGACTTCTAGATAGTATAAATATTCTCCCATTGATCTAGCTTGCTTAGATAGCAAATCATAGCTACAAGAAGGCTTAAAATCTAGAGTACCTGCATCGTATTTTACAAGCATTTTGTGCAAGCCATCATATCTGTTCTTTAATTGCCAATACTCAGCGATAAATCTTTTTTTGTAATCTTTGTCCAACATTAAATTTGCAGTTTCTTTTAAATCCATGTTTACCACTCCTTTTTATAATATAAAATCAAAGTATATGCCCCTAATGCCTTCCGGCCCTGCTATACTTCACGTTTGGCTAGCTTATTTAGCTTTGCGTAGCTTCCTCTGATACATTATTAATCGGTTTATAGGCAGATAAGCACCGCCTTCCGTTGTATCAGCCACCAATAAAAAAGGCCCCATGTTACAACTTGTCCTATATATTTAGGATAGTTTCACATGAGGCATTATTAAATTTGGCTCCCTGAGTAGGACTCGAACCTACAACCAACCGGTTAACAGCCGGACGCTCTACCTATTGGGCTACCAGGAAATAATGGCGGTCAATGCGAGAATTGCACTCGCAACTTTGCCGTGACAGGGCAATGTTATATCTATTTAACTAATCGACCACAATGGTTGCGGAGACTGGACTTGAACCAGCAACATTTAGCTTATGAGGCTAACGAGACTACCTTTGCTCAACTCCGCAATTTGGTTGCTATGGATGGGATCGGACCACCGATACAGGAGTCAAAATCCTGTGCCTTACCGCTTGGCTACATAGCAATCTGGCAGCAAGGTAAGGAATCGAACCCTAGTCCTCGGTTTTGGAGACCGCTGTTCTTCCATTGAACTACCAAGCTGTAAAATATCTTTATAAATTAGCTTCTATTATAAAATTTAGTCTTGAACTTTATAATTTTCTAGCTTTTTATAAACATCTACATACGTTTCTTTCTTATCACCATTATATGTAATTTCATAGTACACACCGTCATTGGCGGTAGTGCTAACTAAAGCTTTCCAGTTTTGCAATGTCTTAGAAAACCACACGATAAAGACTTCTTCAACAGTAATTAATCTCTTTCCCATAGTTCCTAGGTGAGAATTAAAGTAATCAACCACAATTTGTTTTGCTTTTTCTTGCATGTAAAACACTCCTTTTTGTTATTTATATTCATATTTAAAGAAAATATCCAATAGTTTAATTATCGGTTTCATAAAAAATAGTTTTCTAAAAAAAGTTATTTTTTTTGATTCGAATGTTTCTTTTGATATTCCACCATCAATGTGTATATATCCGTTTAAATAAAAATGAACAAGGAAATTAGTTTTTGCATACCAATTTACAATTTTAAGAAATAGCTTGTTCCAAACAATATGTTTAGGTAATGATATTCTGAAATCAACACTACCAAAATCCGTTCCTATTTGATTTACAGACATTATTACACCTCTTTCCCAATGAACAGGCTTTTTGTTTTAATGGAGGAGAGCGTAGGATTCGAACCCACGATGGTAATTAGCCATTACTATTTTCAAGACAGTTGCAATCAGCCACTCTGCCAGCTCTCCATTAGCGCCTGTTCTGGCGCTATTTTGAAAAATCGTACTATCTGCACACACGACAAACAACGGATATTGTTTTTTTATTTTTATTTTTATATTTTTTGCAGAACAGAACGACTTTTTCAACTCTTAGCGGTAATATTCTGCAATAGCAGCAGTGCCATCACCAATAGCATAAATACCGTTAGCATGAATAATGGCAGAGGAATTAACAGGAATTGTAAATGTTTCCCCGGCTTTTACAGGTATTCCTGTACCTGCTTCAACGTCTTTTCCTCCAATATAAGCAGTATTGGCAGTATTATTAATTAAGGTTACTGCAATTCTTGATGTAAGCTGTCTTGCTATTACTTTTGCACTGGCCAACTGTACCGGAGTAGATGTTAGCGGCAAGCTATATGTTTGTATAGAACCTACATTGTCTAAAATTTGTTCCATTTTTATTCTTCCTCTCTATAAACTTCCGTATTTTCTTAATTTGCCATCCAGTTTAGCTTTTCTATATTTTATACTTTTGTAGATTTCGCTAACTACCGGTCTAGCAAAGGTTAGCGCAAGAGCGTCTCCGTAGTTAGGAGACTGAACGCCTCTAGCCTTCATGTCTTTTTTACTTTCAAGAATATATTTACCACTATTTGGGTTTATAAATCCGTTTGGAGCTGTAAGATCGTTGGTTATTTCTGGCTTATCTTCAACGCAACCGCCTTCTTTTAACCAGTCTCTTAGCTTATACCACATTTCAGCACGTTTATTTTCGTAAACAGAAATAGTATCTTTGTTTTTACCTTGATCATCAAATACATTTATAAGCTCTGTTTTCGTCGAACCAAAGGCTATTAGAGACCATTTATCGCCTCTGCCCATAGTCTTTAATGCAGAATAAATACCCTGTCCATAGCCTAAATCTATATTTCCAGCAAGCATATTGTATTGATCTTGTAAGTCTGCAAGCTTGCCGGCTACTTCCATATCATTACTATTCTTTTTCATGGAGAACAGTACCTTGCTATAGTTGCCTTGTCTCATGTAAGCGACAAGTAAGTCGTCGCCTTCCCAAGCTGGGTCAACGCCAAAGATTACCGGAGCAAAGTTATAATTCTCCGGTCTTAGGTTCTTGTATCTCTTGGTTGCCTCTGTAACTAACTCGCTTGAAATAAGTTGTAAGTCTCCACTGGAAGGAAATTGACCTCTAACACGTACCTTAAAAAAGTCTGAATCCTCTCCATAATCTTCCTCCCATTGTTTAAAGAGGACCTTATTTGCCATTTTGGTTGTTCTGCTATCTATTTGCTTACCATTCCAGCGATGGCGTTTAGTTGTAAAACAGTCGTGAAATTTTCCTTGTAGTCTTGTAGGGTTTCCAAAGGCAAGCCAGATAATTTCTGTATCTGTATCTGTCATGGCACCTTCGGTTACTTCCCATATTTTATCGTCAATAGCTGAAGCTTCGTCATATACAACTATTATTCTTTTCCCCTTATTATGTAAGCCAGCAAAAGCTTCTGGCCTGTCCATACTCCAGGGAATCGCGTCAATTCTCCAAGTCTTTTCATGTCCGTCTTGAACACTGTAAATTGAGGTTGCTGTCCATTTGAATAAAGGCTTTGTTATGCACATTGCATACCATTTACTAAGTTCTGCCCATGTTTTTGTTTCTAGCTGCGTTGCTGTATTAGCTGTAACAACGCCTCTTGTGTCCTCAAAGGTTGATATACCCCACAATATTATCCACGCTACAAGCGCAGATTTACCAATACCGTGTCCAGAGGCAATAGCAGTTCTAATTATTGTTCCTAGATTTGCACCCTTACGGAGTTCTTCTCCCATATATTCAAGAATTTCTCTTTGCCATATATCAGCACCATCTTGATTTTCTAATGGAGAGTTTTTTTCTCCCCAAGGAAAAGCTGTTTCAACAAATCCGAGAGGGTCCTTTGAATAATCAGCACAATAATCAGCTAAAGCTTCCATATCTTCTTTTGTAAGCACAACATTGTCTAAATCTGCCATTTTTACACAACCTCATAAAAAAGCACCTCTAAATTTCCGTTTTGAGCGGTTTTATTTTAGAGGTGCTTATGTTTATACCTGTGTTTTTGGCGGTTTTTCGAGCTTTTCAGGCTCTATCACTTCCGCTCTTTTCATTCGTCTTTCTGCTAGCAATTCAGCAAAACTTACATTTGCAGTAACAACAACATTACGTTTATCCTGCCATTTATCAGGAGCTTTATTCTGCAAATAATACATTTGCGCCATAACATTGGGAGGAATATAAACAGTATCTTCCACCGGTACTATTTCTTCGTTCTCCGATAACTTTTTTCCATTATCAGCATATTCAACATGTTTAACTTTGATATGTTTAATTTGCTTGCCCTGATGTCCAAGTGCATTCATTTCAAGAGCTGACTCAACATCAGCTATTGTTTTCTGGGTATATTCTTCATATCCCTTTTCCATTGTTTCATACAATATAGGATATGATCCTTGCCAGTTCAATAATGTTTGGTAAGCGATTCCCATACAACTAGCTATATCTACTTTATTCATGCCTTTTGCGGCAAATTCTTTTATCTTAGCTAGTCCGTTTTTACTTGTCCATTGAGCTCTTTCATTTCTTCTTCCTAATTTTTTCATTAATACCACCTTTACTAAGACCGAAGTCAGTTCGCCTAGTGAAAACTGTGGAAAAGCCAGGCGAACATCATTCTTCGGCAGGAGGGTTTGTATGTTCAACGGCTTGCGCCGGATGAACCAATTATAAGAAAAGGCCGTAGCATTGGCGTGCTAACGGCCTTATACGCATAAAAAATAACCTCTAGAATAAATTCCAGAGGTTATGTGTGTAAAGTTTATCTACTTTTACAGCTTGCATTATACCACAGTCGAAAACCGTTGTCAATTCCAGGAATGATAAAATATTTTTATCTTTGTAAACAATTTCGTATTGCGTTTGTAGCTTCTTCCATTGTTTCAAAGTCTCTCACTGTAAAAATAGCTTTTCCATTTTCCAAAATAAACGCTATTTTAAAAGCCTTTTTCCCTGTATCTCTATATGTAACATCAACCGGCCTAATCATATTCACCTTGTCTGTATTAATAAAGCTATGATCAATTCTAATAAAATTATTCATTTATCTTTCCTCCTTTATTTTCTTCTACTTGTTCAAAATAGAACTTAATATTTTCCATGTTCTTTTGTTCAACGACCTTATACTTTATAGCCATTCTATACACGTAGCTATTGTTTAATCTGTTTCCCATCTTAGAAAGCTGCTTTCTAAATTTCTCTAGTGTAAGCGTAGCCTTATAATGATTACACATTCTACAACTAGGCATAAGGTTATCTGTGTTATCACTTCCACCTAAATAAACAGGATGTAAGTGGTCTATCTGCATATCCTTATACTCTAGTTCACAGCCACAATAAGCACAGTGTTTATTATACTTATTCCATATAAAGTTTCTGAACTCTTTACTAAATTGTAAATGTCCCCAACTCATACGCTATCCTTCCTTTCATGTAATTTTTTATCTTCTCCACAAAGGTTTTTGTTCCTTCGCTTTAAAATTGTAAATAGGTTTCCAGTGCTCTAATACATCTGCCCAATAAAACACCCAAGGATTTATTATCGACGTTCCCATTATTTTTTCTCCTTTTTCTTTTTTATATCTTCTAACAACCTATCAATCTTCAATGAACTATTAAAAAGATTAAATACTATGCAACATGTGCAAAAAACCATCCCAGAAATAAGGAGCTCCGTAGTAATGTCCATTTTTATATCTCCCCTAAAATAATGGTTTTTATTCTATGCTTTTCTGCAAACTCTTTTTCTATGCAGCACCCTCTACTTTTCTCCCAGCTTCCAGTTAAAAGAAGGCTATCACATCTGCTTAAAAGTTCCGTACACAGTTTCATGCCTTCTAAATATGGTACTGAATGATAAGGAGCTACTATTCCATGTATAGGACTCACAAAGGTTACTCCTGGGTACTGTTCAAATAAATGCTGAATTATCTTTTTAGCTTTTTTCTTGTTTTTATGTTGCCCACCGTATGGGTGAGCAACATAAACAAGATCGCCTTGTGTAAACTTTGGCATTATTCGACTCCTTTTAATAACCTAAGAAGAGCAATATTAGCTCCGGTATATAAATCAAAGGTATCGTCAGGAGAACACTTTGCAACGGCATGTTTACCAGCACGGAAAACATGTACCTCTTTTCCGTTATGTACAATTTTAATTACGTCAAGATCAGATTCCTTATGTTCACTCTCTTTATGTTCACTTTCTTTATATGGAACAAAGTATTTACTGTTTACGTCATAAAATGCCCTATTTAAAAGAGTCTTTTTTTATAAAATCAGCATTAGAAAAAGCTGATTCGTGTAACATTTTAATAGGCATTACAGAAATATCATCAAATGGATCAAGTCCAGGCACATCATCAATATATGCCACCACTTTACAAACCATTTCGCTTGTCGTTTTATTGTAAGGACAAGATACTCCATATCTGTCTTTATATATAATCTTGTCTCCTATCTTAAACTTATGTTTATTTTTTTTAGGAGCTGGAATTAACATTGACTCTGAACAAAAATAGCATTGTTTTTTTCTAGTCCCTTTAAAATATATACATTTACCTTCGTGATGTTTTGAAAATGGATAATCAAACTTAACAATATAAAGAGGTTCGTTTGCTCTGTCTAAATTAGTTTCATAACCATTCACTAAATGTCTATTAGCAACAAAGATAACCGTTCCAATACCAGAAACAGGGTTTAACACTCTATCTCCTATGTTGAATTCATGCTTCAACTCTTTAATAGAAGTTCTATTTATAACCCATTGTCCGTCACAGCAGAAAGGTTTTATAGCCAATTCTTTTACGATAACAGCCTCTGGCCTAAACGAATCTCCAACAATTTTTACTAAAGCTCCTTTTGGAATAAATCCGTCATCTTTTTGCACTACATATAATTTATTGTTCATTGTCTTTCTCTCCTTTGTTTTCAAATATTTTTATTTAAAAAGCTCTATTTCTGGTTTTAGAGCTTTTTTCTTCTTGCCCTGGATAGAACAGTTACCCCAGTGTGGAACGAAACCCATACCCAAAGGCTTTGTGTTTATGCCTATATAAGAACACTCAACTACGTTGCCTTCTATCGTTACTATCTTTTGCCCTTTACCTTGGTAATAATGAATAAGTTTAGGTTCACAAGGTAGCGATTTCCCGGCGGCAGTCCTTACAAAAGTAATTTCCTTACCGCAAAGTTTACATTTTGGCATTTTTACTCTCCTTATCTTTCTTGGAAAATACTTCATTAAAATGATTACCAATAAAATCGGCAATTTTAGTAGCTGTATCTTCAGCTAATTGCTTATCTATTCTGTTTAGCTGTCTTAAAACCTTGGATTGTTTTGTCTCTTCAACTGGTTTATCAATAGAATACAGTAACTTTATTTGTTCGATCATTATTTCAACATCTGCTATTTCTTCGATTAAATTGGCGTTAGCAGAATAGGCAGCATAGGTCGCTCTTTCATCAGTCTTAACTTGTTTATGAGCAGCTACAATAAGTTCTCCACACTCTTCTTGTAGCTGTCCTAGCTGCTCTTTACCACCGTAATGTTTAGCTATCTTCAGTAAAGCGTCCTGCCAAGTCATATATCCCATTTTTATCATTCTTAAATCCTCCTAAATTATTTTCTGTAAAGAATTTACTTTGCAGCTTTCTTTAATATTCCTTCGTCTCGCATGATTTTAATAATGCTTTCACAAATTCTATTAGCTATTCGTAAAGCCTGTTCTTTATCTTTTATCTGGTCTAGGTAGCCCGTTTTGTATATGCACTTAACAAGCCCTCTTAGTGCCTCCGCAAACTTATAACAGTAATGAAAGTCAAAGTAGACTCCCAGTGGATCAACAGGCTTTCTATCTTTCCAACGGTTTCTAGTAAACAAAAACTTGTCATATACAGCACCGAACCATTGAAAATCTCTTTGCGGAAGCTTGTTCGTTTGTAATTCTTGTAAAATCTCGTTTTTCAGTGCTTCTCTTTCCTCTTTACTTATCGCCATTTTTATTACCCTCCAGTTTCTTTCTTACAAGACACTTACCACCTTGAATTTTGCATTGATCATATAAGTTGCGCCCGTTTTGCTCATATAAAACCTTGCACCAATTACACATTATTCTTCTATCCTTAATAAGAATTAGCTCACGTAAATTGATTTTCATGGTCTCCACCATCAACAAGCTTTCTAACAAGCCTGTCGGCCTCTTCTCCTCTAAATACGTTGTGTATTGTGTACTTGGTTTCTGCTGTTTCTTGAAGTACGATTAAACACGATTTACCTTTAACCGCCTTCTGTTCATAGCTAACCTTTAGGGCCATAACTTTAGGAATCATTGTTGCTCATCCTTCTTTCTACGGTCCCAAGTTACATTAATCTTGTTCCAAGGCATTAATACCACGATCCATATTGTTGTAATTATCCAGTGCTCATACATTAGGCTTGCTATTTCCATTTGCTTATCCTCCTTTCAAATACCTTTTATAAAGACTACAAACCTTGTTTTACCCCTCTGATCTCCTAACAACGGTTTATACGGAAGTGCTAGTTCTAGTACCTCAGAGCAAGGAATCTGAATATCACTCCACTTAAAGATAAGTGTTCCGAACGGTTTTAAAACTCTAAAACACTCGGAAAAGCCTTTTTGTATTTCTGGTTTCCAGTCCTTTTGCAGCTTTCCATATTTCTTAACTATCCAGCTAGTTTTACCGCCTTTTAAAATATGCGGGGGGTCAAAAATCACGTTATAGAAGCTATTATCTTGAAATGGTAGATTTGTAAAATCACATAGACGATCTGGTTTTATTTCTAGCTTTCTTCCATCGCAAAGGCTTGTTTCCAATTCTCTGTTATCACAATACAAAACAGCAGAATTGTTTTTATCAAAGTAAAACATCTTGCTTCCACAACACACATCTAAGACTTTGTGTTTTAACATTCCTTCCTCCTAGTTAATCCACCTGATTACCGGTTCTCCAAAAGTGCCCTTTTCCCAGACAAACCACGCATAACACACAGCGTTACTTTTTGCGCTCTTACTTTCAAAGTCTCCGTTTTTAGCACAGCTAAGTCTTTTGCTTGCTACATAAACCCTTGCAGGTGGAAATATATTAAAAAATGCTCGTCTTTCAATTCCCTCTAAAAACTGTAACCTTAAAAACATTGCTACTTTCTGATTAGGTTGAATCAGGCTAATTGCTTTCTTGCAAAACTCCAATGCGTGTCTGTATGGTGGGTTTGTAATTATGTCGTATACCCCCCCC